GGAAAGCCGCGTTAGCTATGATCATCAAAACACGATGTTCCTACCTTACGTCGGTACACACCAGTATGAGCGATCCTCACAACTGATGTTTTCTGCTTCACAGGGCCCGGTCCTACAAAGTCGGGTCTAGCGCCAAAATGATGAACTACGTCATCTTGGTATACCGGTGTTAACCTCCTGTCAATCAAGAGGGGTTCGCCATCACGCTCATGGAGTCGCCCGACATGGGCTAGTTCCATGATGCTTATTACGGCAGCATGATGTCGAGACTGAAGATCTGGTGAATAGTGCTCAAGAGCACGCACAAAAGATCTGCTACGTAGTGAAGACCAGTAATAAGGTCCATGACGTTCCTCCTTCTTTTCGTTAAGTTCCATTTTCAGGAAAACGAATCGGAAGATGCCATGGCCCAGATATTTTGGCCTAACTACTTTGCAATACTGGAAGAAACTCCAGTACTCAGTCACCTTACGCCCCGCTGTCAAACCAGTCCGAATCCCTGAATCTTCGGGATATACGAAAGGAACGAGCTTACAAGCACTCGCGACCCTTTCAACTTCGGCGGTGAGATAGTTGAGCGTACCCGGGATTTCAGTCTCTGACCAGCGCATCAATAAACCATTGATGAACTTATAGAGACTCGCTTCGTACACGTGAGCATGTACGCTGTTAGTGGTCATTTCAGGTTGAAATGGCCGGACGTCCCCACCGTGGAAGTAATCTCCTCCACAGCTCTCCCTAAAGTGAACATCAGCAAATGTTTTGTCTTCATTGACAATGATGCCCACTTCCTTAAACACGCTTCTAACCAATCCATTTAGGTGTGATCCAAAGATAAGATCATCACCATAAACGGAGATTAGGGTAGGCCTAAGGAACCTATCAGTGACTGCCTGACAAGCCCAGACCAGCGAATAAAAGACGAGAGTTTGTAAAGTGAATGTGTACCCAATGCCCATAGTACAGAATGTGTTACTCTGTATTACAGTTTTATCGGGCAATGAGATATATTCCGCACGATTATCGTTTAAAAATTCAAACCAGTCTTCGGGCAGTAGTACCTCTAAGAGCTCGCCGGATATTGAATCAGACGCGCTCTGCAAATCCATCGTGAGATGTCTCAAATCGATGGATGCCACAGACGCCGTTCTCCGATGTTGATGTTGGAGTTTACGGACGTCAAGTTTCACTTTACTCACAAGCCTCTCTCGTATTAGCTCTCCTACTCCACCGGATTGATAACTTCCAATCGTAGTGTTCGGTAGTATAGCACGTAAAGACTTGTGACTTTTGGGAACAAACGTAAGTGCAAGGGTATCAATTTCTTTGTAAATACGGGGGTCCGAAGGATCCGTAATCCCATATTCATCACACAACCACTGCTGGAAGTGCGGGCATTGGTCATATTCTGACCGCCACCAGGAAATTTGA